ATGTTTACTGTTAAGCGATTCGGTACGCGCGAAAGCGATATTTTCATGGCTGACTTGCGAAAGAAAAAATACAATCCTTACGCCGTTATATCTGACGGTGAAAAGCAACATTTAGAAAATGAAATATTCGGCGAGTGGTTGGCTAAGTATGCTGTCATTGATTGGTCCAACGTTTTTAACGGTGATGAAGAATTGCCATACAGCAAAGCGGCGGCTTACGATATATTCACAAATCCTGAATACTTCCTTTCATTGAACAACGCCTTAATTTCTCGCGCTGTGGATATTAAAAACTTTATTCATTACAAAGCTGATGAAGATATTGATGCAATAAAACCGCGCATTAAGTTTGATGTTGATCACCCTGCCGCAGAAGAAAAAGAAGTTTATATAAAGCACCATCAACGCGCCGGTGCTGAAATTCCTTTCATGGATATAAACGATCTTCAAACCGATTTATTAAACGCACTTTACAGAGCAGATAGAAACCGAGACAAAGATAGCGCATTAAAAGATAAGCAAATACGTGAACAAGTCGAGCTTGTAGCTTTAGATGAAGATATAGCTATAAGTATTATTCAACATCTTGATTGTTACTTGCTTGAGTGCCGTAATAACAAGATTAAGAGAGAGTCAAAACAATGACAGAAAAGCGCATAAGAGTAAGGCTTGATGCTGGCAATACTAAGTCAGATATAAAAGGCATTAATGGCGAAATGACAGGCCTAGGTCGTACCGCCGATGGTGTTCAGAAGGGTTTTACCAGCTTAAAAGGTGTTTTTATTGCCGTCTCTGCTGCGCTTGCTACTGGCAAAATAGCTCAATACTCTGACTCATGGACAAAACTAAACAACCAGATAAAGCAAACGACTGATACAGTGGTTAACGCCCTAGCGGTGCAGGAAGCTATTGTAAATATAGCTAAAGATTCAAGGGTTGAGCTTGAAGGTGTTGCAGAAGCCTACCAGAGGATTTCCAATTCTGTTTCTGAATACGGTTTTTCAGCGGAAGATACACTTAACGTAGTTGAAGGGCTAACTAAGGCATTTAAGGCTAACGGCACAACAGCGCAAGAGGTTTCAAGTGTGCTCGTGCAGCTAGGCCAAGGTTTGGGGTCTGGCGCTTTACAGGGCGAGGAATTGAAAGCCATTCTTGAAGCTTCATTACCCGTATCACGAGCAATAGCTAAAGAATTTGGCGTTACTACAGGGGAGCTTAAAAAGCTTGGCGCTGAGGGTCAGCTAACTACAGAGCGTGTATTTAAAGCCCTACAAAACTCACTACCTGAATTTGAAAGCGCATTTAGCAAGGCGAGTGTAACTATTGCTGAGGGTATTCAAGTTGGTGAAAACTCAATAACAAGATTGATAGGCGAAATAAACACAGCAACCGGCGCGGGTGAAACACTAGCTAATGGGCTTGTTGATTTATCTAGTTCAATAGACTTTCTATCTGATGCGGTTGCTAGTGGTGCAGCGGGCAAGATTGCAGAGGTATTTCAATCTCAGCTATCATTAATTGGTGATGATGTTGGCAAGACTTCAGCTTACATAGCTCAAGTGTGGAATGACCTTGGAGGCGAAATTGTAAGTGACACAGTGTCTTCAACTCTTGATATTAGTGATGCTTTTTTAAATATAATTCCAAACGTTAGAACTTTGGTTCAAACCATAACTGTTGAGATTGCAAACGCAGCCGACAAGCTTGGTGTTTATGCTGAAGCAGTGGCGGCAACGCTAAATCCGTTTGATGATGTTAGTGTTGATAAGGCTCGCGGTGTATTTGGTCGGCAGATAGCAGAGCTTGATAAGGTTAGGGAATCCGCGCTGCAATCAATCTTTGACCAAAGGCAGGCGGAGAAGACGGCACAAGCGGAAAGAATATCAGAAGCCGACGCTTTACTTGCTAAATACAAAGAGCAGCGAGAGGCTAGAGCTTTAACACTTGGCGAAATACCCGCTGGTGTTGGCGGCTCAGCACCTAAAAGTGGTGGCGGGTCAGAACAGACTGAGCAGTTTAAAAACACGGAAAAGCTTAAGACTCAATTCTTACAGCAAGAGCTTGCGCTAAGAAATCAATTAAAAGCCGATAATGTAGCGATAGAGGATGAAGAGTTTGCGCTCGAAGTGCAAAAAATAGCACAGAACTACGCCCTTAGAGGTCAGGCTATACTTGAGAATGAGAAGCTTAACTTTGATCAAAGGCGAGAGCTACTTGCTGAACTTAGCGAGCAAGAAGCTATTGAATACCAGCTACAGCAAGATAGATTAACCGCCATAAATGACTCTGGCATACAGTCAAGGTTGCAAGCTGAAGAGGCGTACAATCAAACGGTAAACTCGCTTCGCTCAAGCGCTTTAAGTAATGCTGTTGGTTTGCTTTCTGCACTAACAAATGAGTCAAAGGCAGCCGCTATTGCTGGCATTGCAATTCAAACCGCTACAGCTTTACAGGCAAATACGGCTTCAACCGCCGCTGCTGCAACTCTTGCTTTTGCATCTCAGTTGATACCTGGTGACCCAACCTCAATAGGTAGGGCTACCGCCGCCGCTGGTTACGCTAATGGTTTAGGAGCAGCAAACGCAGCACTAATAATAGGGTCGGGTATTGTTAAAGGCGTTGGTGCTCTTGGTGGCTCATCTTCTGGCGGGTCGTCTAGCTCTGGTTTTTCTCAATCTTCTGGAACAAGCTCAACCATTGCACCGACTGCACCAACTCAATCAACTCAGCGAGTGTTTAACATTGATCTACCCGATTCGGGATTCGTGGCAGTTGACACGGTTAGTGATATACTTAAATCATTAGCTGAGAATAACGAGGATATGCAAATTGCAATCAGTAAAGGGCAAAAACAAGCGGCGCGAGTGGGGGCTATATAATGGCTAATTTTGTAGCAAACACAATTGTATTAGATGGTGCGCCTACCTCATCACAGCAAGACACATGTTTTGCTTTGGTGGGGTATAAAAACGATATACCTACATCAACTTATAGCGGGCAAAATGCTGATTCGACATACCCATTTGCTAACTGCTTGGATTATCGCGATAACACGCAATACAGCCCCGCAGCGGATAGCGGAAGCGTTGAAATAATCATAAGCAAGCAATCATTGTTTACTGTTGATTACTTCGGCTTAGCGCTTCATAACGGCTTTAGCGCTGGCTTGACTGGTAAAGTGGAGATGCAAAACCCATCTACCAACGCTTATGAAGAAATAGCAACGTTTACGCCTTACGGTACGAACAAGACTATTTGTGAATACTTAGGAACTAAAGAGGCGTTTAGATTTAAGATTACGCTTAACTTTACAAGCAAGTTATTTATAGGTGCTTTGTATCTTGGTAAATCATGGTCTCTAGGTCGCCAACCTGATATCGGACTTAAGCCTGCCTCACTAAATAACGTTGATGAGGTTGTAGGGTTTAATGATAACAACGGTCAGTTTGTTATAGGTCGCGTTGAAACTGTAGGTTTTGACACAGATGCAAGTTTTAGCTTAATACCGATGCTTGGTGATAATGGTATTAGGGCTAATTGGCCAAGCTTTCAAACACACTGTAAAATGTCGCGCCCATTCTTTTTTAAGTGGTCCGTATCAAACAATGACAATACATTTGGGCAATATAAAAACCCAAGCTCAATGCCTGATATAACTTATTCGACACCCTTCCACGGTACAGTGCCGATTAAAATGAGAGGGCGCGATTAATGAGCTTTGACTCTAAAAAGGATATAGGCGGGATTCGCACAGTTACCGCCGTTGCTATCTACCCAAATGCTTGCAAATACTCTGTGCCTGATACGATAAATAAAGGGCTTTGCACAAGCGGTCAAGCTGTTGATGATGCTTACACAGGCGCTTTGTCTGTATCTCAAAATGCTGGTTCTGATATTGAATTTTACACAAATTCTACGCCATATATGACAACAGAGTCAGGTGAAGTTATTAAGATATCCGTAACAGACTCAAGCAATGTAAGTATTTTATCGCGTGGTCAATTCGGCACAACAGCGGCGGCAATATCAAGCGGTGAGGAATTAAGAGTTATTCATAGCGGTGAGGCTGACGGAAGCTGTAAAGGCTACCCGCAATTGCCTAACGGCCAAGGCTGCTCAAGTGGAGACAGTTTCGATCGCACTGTTGAGCGTGAGTTGTTATTCCCGACATCGCAAAACTTCAACGGTCAAATATATTTTAACGGCTTAAAGTCTGTATCTCATACACCGGTAGAATTAAAGCCTGGAATGGCAATGGCTAAAAACGCCAGTGTAAATATAACAATCGGAGACAATACCGATGAAGATGTTTATACGGTGCCATACGCCACACAGAGAACAAGCAAGGCAACCTTATTTAAAAAGCTAATAGCTCGACACCCTTATTTTCAGAATAGGCGCTTAGTGACGTTTAGCGGCTTTCTAGGTGATGATGGCAACTTTGATCGCACTCAGTGTATTGAGCGTGAATACATCATTGATAGCTTAAATCTAAATAACAACACAGTGACAATTAGAGGTCTTGACCCTCTTATGCTTGCTGAGCGTAAAAAAGCTAAATACCCTGCGACATCTTACGGGCGTTTGTCTGTTGCCATGGATGATAACTCAAGCAGCATATTTATGGCTAATGCTGTTGCTGGTGAGTACGGTGAAAACGGCGATCCTGTTACGGTAAATATTGAAGATGAATTAATTGATTGCACTGTAACTGATAGTATTACAGGTGAGCTTGCAATAGTTACTCGCGCCGTTGGTGGTAGTGAGTTAAAAGATCATGATGTTGAGTCATCCGTGCAGCTTGTGCCTGTTTGGGAAAACTTCAACCCAGTAACAAAAATCATTGAAGTTCTACAGACAACAAGCATTGAAAGCCGATTCTATGAAGATTACACGGATGCAGAGGCTAATGTGGTGCCTAACATGGGTAAAGTCTACATTAGAAAACCCGACTCTGTTGAAAATATCATTGATGAGGTTATTCAATCATGGTCTGAAAGCGGTATAGCCTTATACTTTGATGAAGCAGCTAAAAAAATTAAGGTTAAAGTTTTTAGCGACTTTGGACAGCAGCCTTTAACGCTTAGCGACAGCGGTAATATTAAGCTTGGCTCGATAACAGTTGATAACAACTATAACGAGCAAGTTACTAGGGCAACAATAGGCTTTGCACCGATTAACGCAGGCAAAAAGATTGATGATGAAAACTCAAAGATTATTTACAAGGGCATTGATTTAACAACTGAGCTAACAGGTACGCTTGAGCCGTTAGAGGATGATGAGTTTTATACTCGATTTCTAACAAATAGTGATACGGACATACAAATAGCTGTAGCCGGTATTAATCGGGTATCTCAGTTAAACAAGCTACCACCTAAGATTTATACTTTTGATATTGATTACAAGGACTATGGTCAAATTGAAGGCGGCTTAGTTGAAGAGGGTGAAATAATAAATGTAACTTCTGACGAGGCAACCGATGATAACGGCGACCCAAAATCAGAAAACTTGCAAATATTATCAATGAAAGAAAACCCAACTAAAAACACGTACACAATCAAAGCCAAGATTTATCAAGATATAATC